TATCTTCCCCAGGATAGGCCACGCAAAGCGCCTCCATCCCGTCCACGCCGACCAGCTTGGCCAGCCAGTGGTCCGGGCTCGCCTGGCGAGGGACATAGAACTTGATACCGCCCTTGCCCCTGGTCAGCACCAGGGCCATGTCGTCACCGAGAATACTCACGAGCTCGGGATAGCTGACCCACATTACTGCACCCTCCGCCCGTGCTTGTGGGCGTCCCGGATCAGGGCCACGATCACGCCGCGCAGCTCCAGGGCAGAAGCATCCTCAAAGCTCTTCACCTTGCCGCCGGTCTGACGCTTCAAGATGGCCATGGCGTAGCCCCAGGGGACGTCCGTGCCTTCGACGCGGCCCTTCTCTGACAGCAGCGCCTCGATCTTGCGGATCTGCGCATCAACGTCATAGGGATCTGCGCTTTTGCGGCGCGGCGTAGGCTGGAAGCCCAGGCGCTGAAGGTGCAGAAGCAGATCGTTCAGGCCGGTCATGTCCAGATCCTTGCTCGAATCCACGCCGAAACGCTCCGACAGGATGCCCCTGTAGATCTCATCGTCCAGCCCCAAGCGCTGCTTGGCGATATGCACCTTGGCCAGCATCGCCTTTTGGTTCTCGCGCTGTAGCCCGCCGCGTTTACGGGGCGCGACCTTGGCCGGGTCCTGTTTACGGGCCGGGGCCTTGGCCAGCGTCGCCGGGTCCACGGGCTTTCCGGTGAAAATCGATAGAACGGTCATCTTGACTCCTCGGCTGCTCATCAGGCCCGGGCCGCCACGCCCGGACGACCTCCCGCAGGAGGTTTCGCTTATCGTCTGCTTGCCGTCCCGTATTCCTCAAGAGGCATGTCCAAACCCTTGCGGACGACTGCCCAGCATTCCGGGCAGCGTCTCCAGTAGCCAGCTGGCATCGGCTGACCGCAATCTGCGCAGCGTTTCCCGCTGGACTGCTTGGAGCGCCAGGAGGCCCGCTCAGGGCGGGGTGTTCGCTTCAGCTTGGCGGATGACCTGGCGCTTGATTTCTCCGCCATAACCTCGGCCCGGACCATCTCAACCCACGCCATGGTGGGCTCAAATTCGATTCCCCACACCTTCAACATGGTTGTGCGGATAACCACGGCTTTGCACCTGCCCTCAGCGGGAAACCTGATCATATACATGGCAGAGAGCGCTGTTTTGTTGGACTGCACATAGGGCATCCGCATGCCCCGAGGGCCGCGCAGCCTGCCTTCAATGCTCAGTTCGTATTCCGGATTCTCCGGGAGCACCTTCCAGCTCATGGCCGTTCCTCCCTCGCAACGATATCCTCAGCGGCGACGTACCGCGTTCCACCGTAGACCGTTACAGGCACCATCCAGCGGCCGTCATGGGCCAGGATGAAAGGCCCAACCGTGAACCCGCCCTCGACCCGAACACGCCCCTCATCCTCGATTCGAACGCTGATCCTTGACCCTCTTCGAAGGCTTGGGCGCGGTGCCGGAGCGCCCACTGTTCCCAGCGCCGCCGAAGCGACCAGGTGGGCGAGGCCGTCACGGTCCAGAAAGAGCGCTTCGCCCTCGGGGCCGTCATGCCAGCGACGGTCAACACGGACGCGGAAAAGGCCCTCAGGGCCGCCGTGGATCTCCGCCGGAGACAGTTCAAAGCGGGTCCGTTTCGTGCCCATCCTGACACTAAAGCCGCCTGTGAAAATGCGATTATCCATGCTTCACCCCGGCGCATGCTGTCGCTAAGGCGTCCAGATCCTCGGCAGTGACATAGCGCGATTCTGAGGCATCGTGGACTTCGAGGATCTGGTCCGAGTCCTTGATGGGGCCAACGATCTCAGCCCAAAAATCTTTCTTCATCAGCTCCCACCAGGCTGCGATCGGCGCGCACGTCGCTTCCAGCACCTTGCGGGAGTCCAGCAGCTTCTTGTTCTGCACCGTGAGGATCTGCCGGTGGCGCTCGCTTTCGGCCAACTCCGACCCAAGGCCGCGAAGCTGCTCTTCCTGAATCGACAGGGTGCCAAGAGCTGACCGAAGATATGCGTCCTGCTCCTCAAGGCGGTCTGCAATGGCTTGCAGCACCCGGTGGCTGAGTGTCTGGTTGTTGGCGCGGATCAGATTGACCATCTGTTCTGTTGTCATTCCCCCTCCTTCTGTATCCCAAGCCGTTCTCTCCACCCCTTTATCCCCTCGGACAGAGGCACGATTGGCTTGGCGTCATGCTCCGGATCCCGGCGGCGCGGCTGCGGCTCCTCGGGTCTGTATTTCGCTTCGTTTTCCCTCTTCACGTTGCTCTGGTGCCAAGCCTTCTCTGCGATCTCGTAAACAACCGCCCTGAGATAGTTGTGGCCGTCGAGCGGCCGCTCCAGCTTGCCCTGGGCGTCCCGATCCAGCATCGTCTGGACGCCCTGAGCCCAGAACTCCGGGCGACTCGGGACCACGCGTTGGCCCTTCCAGCTCATGTCCTTTTCGGCCACCAGGTCGCTCAGCTCCGCCACGATCCGGCCCACGCGCTCCCAAGTCAGGACCCTGGGGGACGCTGGCTTGCGGAACATGCCAAGATAAGCCCAGCAGAGGCGTGGCAGGTCGCCGGGCAGCTTGCCGACGGCCACCACGGCCCGCTTGGCGTCGTCGTCCACCAGGAAGGATTCCAGGGGGCCATACCCACCACATACTGGGCAGGTGGCTTTCATGCTTCCACCAACTCAATGGACTTGAAGGTCTTTTCGTAGTGAGTGCGGACGGCGCGAACTGATGGGAAGTACGGATAAAAACACACGAATTTTTTATCCATATCCCCGAGATACTTCTTTGCTTCACGCTTTCCGAAGCGCTTTGCGAACTTCGCGGCGCCATCCCGCTCTTTTTTTGGCCAGAGATAGCGTTCGTGACGCCTCATGTAAGCCTGTTCCGGGCAGGGTTTCGTGACATCAAGCCACGCACCTTTCGCCCAGCCATCAACAAACACCAGGATGACCATCTTCATTTTGTCAGTACGGACTGCCAGTTCCACGTCCCTGCCATCCACACGCAGGGACATCTTGGCACCTGGAAAGCGCAGCCTGTCTTCAATCTTCTTCCAATCTTCGCGCTTCATTCTGCCCGCTCCACCGTGAGAATTGCCGCATCGTCGAGAAGGGCAAAGGCCTCTTCGTCGTGTTCGGTCTCTTCGACGCCCATGACCAAATGTTGAACGTACCTGGTCAATTCGTCTCCAGAAACGGCTTCAAGCGTTGACACTTTGAGCAATACGGTTGTCACTTCATCTTCTCCTTGATTCGTTTCCATTCCCATGCGCAGTATCTCTTCCCGTCCGCAGCGGGCGGGAACACTGTCTTGCCGCACCAGCTGTCATCCTGCCCGTTTCGCAGCTTTCGCCTGTTCCACGTTGCGCAGAACTCCTTGCAGAAGGTACGGGGCACTTCGTCGATCGTTGGGGTGTTTTCCCTGGTGATTGCTTCTGTTCCGCCCACTTAAAACCTCCTCGCTGATTCGATGGTGGCGACGAACCCCAATGGTTCGCCGCCACTCTTGATCCAGCCACCCGTCTCGTGGGTGCTACGGCGCGGTCACGGCCAGGAGGGACCGCCTGCGCTGCAGGTGTTGCCGAGGTGTATGTGTCCCGGCAGGGGCACCGCCTGCTGGCCCGATCGTGACGGCGAGAGACCTCGCCGCCACTCGGGGTCAACAGGCTAGACCGATGCCATATCCAGCGGAACGGCCGTGTAACGGTCCCCTGCGACGCGCTCGTACAACCTGAAGTAGGCCGTGGTGCCCGTCACCTGGAGGCTGTCGGAGATGGCCTCCATAGCCCTCAGCCAGCGGTCGTCGTCGATGTTCAAGCGGCGCAATCCCAAGATGCGGCCCGTATTGATCTTCCCCTCTCGGTCGACCTGGAAGGCGTCATTTATGAGCGCCTGCAGCTCTGTGCGGCTGCCCTTGGTCCACTCCCGGATGCATTCGTCGATCAGGGCCTTGGCCGCCTGCAGCCGTTCGTCAAAAGACAGGTTTTCGCTGATCTGGCGACGGAGCTTGTAGCGGCCGTCAAAGCTCATCAGCGTCACATTGCCTTTCTGCCCGCCCACCTGGGCGTCGTACTTTTGAGCAGCCAGGGACACGAAAGCCTCAATGTCGCCCATGATCTCCGCCTTGAGCTTGCGTATCATCTCCTGTGCGGCCTTGATCTTCTCCGCCTTCTCTACGACCAGCTCATCCCGAGCCAGGTCGATGGGCTGGATCTGCTCCAAGGGCACCAGGTGCCCGGCAGCGTTCTTCTTGTAGCCTTCCATCACATTGCCTCCTTGAACTCGTTGTCTTCGGTCACTTCGACCACTTCGGGCTCTTCTGCCGTTGCCTGCGCTGCGGGGCGGGGCACCACAAGGTTCCGCTCCATCTCTTCCGCCGTGTCCGCAGCTGCTGCCAGGTTGGAGCGCACAATGCGGATCAGCGCCGCCTGCTCGTTGCTCACCTGGTGCATCAGAGTTCCCAGGGCCGCCGCGTTGTTTCTGATTTCGTTACTGACCATTATTTTTTCCCTCCGTGGGGGCATTCGCCACGGCAGGCCCGGAACAGCCTGACCGAGAGCTGGTTGATAGATGAAAAAGGTTGATCTTGATTTTGGCGACAGCGCTCGGCGCTGATGTGGCCAAGGACGGGGCATTCAACGCCGCCCAGGACGGCCTCCACGCGGGCCTGGATGAAGTCCAGGCGGGCGTGGTGGGCATTGCGGATTGCCAACGACACCAGGGCCGGGGAGACGCCCAGGGAGGCGGCTACGGTGCGCATGCTGGACCTGTCGCAGGCCTCGGCAAGCGTCACGACCCATTCCGGCAGGTACATGGGCAGTCTTTCGCCCCATCCCGAGAGGGCCAATTTCATTGCGCTTGGCCGCTTCACAGGTCGTCCCTGCCTTCCGGATCACAGGCGTAAACAACCTTGTCCGTGTTCGGGTCGAAAAGCTGCTTCACGCGCAGGATCTGCGGGGCTTTGGACCCGGTGAAACGGGCGCGGATGAAGCGGAACCGCTCCCCGGACTGCACAAGGTAGCCGCCACGGGCCAGCCAGCCGCAATAACTCTTGGCCTCGGAATAGGCGACGGGAGCGCCGGGGATGCTGGCCGCGTGCATGAGCTCCCTGGTGGAGAATTCGCCCAGGATCTGCATGGCCTTCCACATCCGGTTGCGGCCAGATTCCGGCAGCATGGTCCCGTCCTTGCGTACGCGCGGGGCACGCACGCCGGTGTCATTGATCAGCTCGAACCGCGTCGGCTCGAACCGAACAGCCAGCCCCTTGTCCACGATCCCGGCCCGGACCAGGCCGACCAGGTAGTCCTTGGCCTTGCTGTCCGAAATGGCGGCGTCGCGGTCCTTGCCGGTGTTTACGGCGCGGCACAGGTCGCGGATCGTAAACACTCGCAGCTCGCGCATTGCCGCCCACAACCGTTCCCGATCGGTCAGCACTCCCGCCGGGGAGCAATGCCTTGCGGGTGCCTGACTCATGCGTTCCTCCGGCGGCTCGGGGCCTCCCCGGTGTACAGTTCGCGGGATCCCCAGGAAGCCAGATCCATCACGTCCCGACCTTCCACCTGGGCCTGCTCTTCAATCCGGGCGATGTTCACGCAAATTCTGCGCACCGAACCCCCGGCCACATCGTGAACTTGCGCCAGCAGGTCGTCCGCAATCCGCACCTTAACGGCGTGCAGCTCGGCCAGAGACTTGCAGTCTTCAAGGCTTGCTGGCTGGGCAGGCGCCCAATCCAGCACGCGGCCGTGAAACCTTTCCCAGCGCTTCAGCTTGCCCGGCAGGCCCTCTTCCCCGATCAGCATCACCGGGGCCTGGCTGGCCTCGTACAGGTCGCGAATGATCTCGATAGTGCCTCTTTCGACCAGGTAATCCACTTCGTCGACAATCAAGGGTCGCTTGCTCAGGGCCAGCTCTTCCGCGATTTGGTCCGACATCTCGGCTACGGTCTTGGCCGGGAGAACGCCCAGACCCTTCAATATTGCCTGGTGGGCGGCCTTGCGGGTCCAGCTGCTACGGGCCTGCACATAGACGGCGTCGCAGTGGATCGTGGCCACCGTGGCGGCCGTGGACTTGCCGTATCCGCTGGGGCCGTAGAACACGACGATCCCAGGCAAGTGCGCCGGGCGGGTTATGGCCCGCCTCAGCGTGGACAGGCACATGGCGACATTTCCCAGCGGCGCGACACCCGGGCCGGTGTGAGGGGTTGAGGACATGACAGGTTCTCCTTGAAGGTTGTGGTTAAGGGCCTTGCGGCCCTGGTCGATAATTCTGAAATTTTAACCGTTTGCCGCGCAGATCTGATACATTTGGCGGAAGCCGTCCGCCTCATTGCAGGCCGCGTAAATGCGGGCCCACTTGGCCTCCGCTTCGGTCAGATCATCACGCGCCTGGAGGGCCAGCAGCAGCTTGTAGCGCTCCTGGGCCGTCGCCGGGGGCGTGAAGCCCGGTACGATCTCCCGGGCCTGCTCAGTGACGGCTACGGCTGGGATATGGGCGTTCGCGGCGTCGGCTGCGGCTTCGAGTTCCGGCGTGGTGTGGACGGTGGATCGCTGGTCAGCGCCCTTGGCGCGGATGGCCTCGGCCCGCTTGCGATGATGCTCGCGGATCACGGGCATGGCCTGGTCAGCCTCGGTCAGCTTGGCCATGTCGCGCATTTCCTTGGATACGGCCTTTGGCGTTGCCTGGCTGACCCGCCGCATGGCCTTGGCCTCTGCGCGCATCTGCTCAGCGCTCAGGCCATCAGTCCGCTCCGCCCGACAGAGAAAGTTGCCGTCATCGTCGAACACATAAGCCCAGGTCAGGTCCGCAGGGTCCATCCGGACCTGCACGCGGTGCCCAACAATGCCACCCAGCTCCGGAGCCACATAGACACCAGAAGCGCAGCGCAGGCCTTTCTTGCCCACTTCCCGGAAGCCGTCTCCGGTGGCCAGAGGAACAAGCAGAACGTCCAGGGCGCGTTCGTTCTCGATCTTCCGGACAGGCGAGATCCAATCCTGGGCAATTTCCCAAGGCGTGCGCCCGTTCAGGCCGCTATGGGGGCGGTGATGATACGTGTTTTCGGTCCAATCATCACAGAAGGCCTGTAGCTCCTGGGGAGAGAAGGCCATGGACAGTTCCTGGGGGTTCTTGCGGTCCATGAGGCGCTTGGCGAATGTCTCGCGTTCGCGGATCTCTTGGCGTGTGGCCACATTGTGACCCACGTATGCGGGGCAGATCGTCAAAAGATGGTGTGAGAAGGTGCGGAATGCGCGCTCGATGGCTGGTTTCAAGTCGGGCCGGAACGGGGGCAGGATGGTCTGTAGGACGCCCAGCGAACTGAAGACCTGCTGCAGGTAGCGAGCAACAAAATCCTTGCCGTTGTCGGTCACGACTTCCTCGGGAACGCCCCAATCAATGAGGCAACGACGTGTCAAAGCTGCCACATCGCGGGCCGTGGACGTGGGTACCACTTCCAGCTTCAGGCGACGGTCAAAGATGTTGATTACGCCGATGATGGAATAGCGCTTTCCGTCGGAAAGCATGATGTCCGAGGGGGTGCCATCGTACTCCCAGCGCTGGTTTTGCCTCACGATCAGCTCGTAGGCGTCGCCACAAGCGGCCATGAAGCGGCTCCGCCACTTGTCCGGGGCTTGGATGTACATCCAGTTGCCCGGGTTGGCCTTCTTCCACTCGCTGACCCACGCCTGCAGGCGGCGCAAAGACGGGACTTTCTGAAATTTTGCTTCAAGCCATTCGCGAATGAGCTGAGTTGATGCGTTGGGGTGCTCGGCCAGCATGCCCAGGATGGATTCGCGCATCAGTGGGGTGCTTTCGATGATGCCCGTTCCCTTGCGGTGCTTCCCGTAGGCCCCGGCCAGGGCGATGACGCCATTTTTCTTCACGGCGTCCACCCAGTTCTTGAGGCTGTTCGAGCTGAAGCTAGGCAGGGCTTCTCTTACCCATGGCTCCGCCTCGATCTCCCCGGCCGCCCACTTGGTGGCGAACGCCTCACGGCAGGGCGTATCCGCAAGCCCAGCCCTGGCCGCGAAGGACTTGTACAGAACGACGACGGCCGCGCGGGCGTCGGTCCTGTCTTTTGCCTTGCCCTTGAGCCTCACGGCGGCGGCAAGGCCGGCTTCCTGGCCGGGGGTGATGGGCGCCGGGGTGTAGGGGCAGGACTTGGCGGCGATGAGCACGCGCACGTCTTCGGGGAGTTCTGCGACTGGAAACAGCTTTGTTTTCCCGCACATTTCGTGCGGCCAGCCCTCTTTCTTGGCGCGCTTCTGAACTGCGCGCAAAGTTACCCCAAGCACTTCTGAAATTTCAGCGGCGGAATGACTCATGCTGCCCTCCTGGTCTCGGGGCGACCAGCAAAATACTCCCGAGGGCACCCAAGGCTGATGAAGTATTCGAACACCCGGGAGCTAGTGCTATACCCGGTGATGAATCGCTGGATCATTGTCCTAGACAGGCCCATTTCCTTGGCGATGTCGGCTTGTCTGACGCCGTTCAGCGTCATCCACGCCTTGATCCGGCGGGCATTTTTCTCGCTCATCATCATGCTCCCAGCCTTTCTAATAGCTCGCGCTTCTTAGAAGCGCGTTTACGCTCTTCAACTAGGATCTGGCCGTATTCTGCCAGGACCATAGTCCCTTCGTCGGCCAGACCGTGTCCCGTTCCATCAAGGATGGCCGAAATCAGGCCGAAGTCCCGGGTGATCATGCAGAACGCGGTGGCCAGCTCCAGAGGGAACCGCCATTCGCGCTTGGCTTCCGAACACCAGTTGTGAATATGGTTCACTGAAACGGCCTCTCCGGTCAGCCTGGTCATTTCCTGAGCCACTTCCTCTCTGGAAAGAGGGCAAGCCGCCAAAGCCTCTGTCAGCGCCTCGCGCACGGCCTCTTTCCGACACAAGCATCCGGCACGAATGGCGTTTGTGCCGCCGGAATGGAGGGGGAGGAGGAGTTGCCTCGGAGCAGTGTCCGAGATTGTGCGTTTTTTTGTCATTGCGGGTAATAACGCTGCTTGTTAAAGGTTGTTAAATTTAGTTTTTTTGTAAACTTCGTAAGGCCTGTTTACGCACGAAATTTTGTTTTTGTCAATAGCTTTCGGTGGTTCGTTTCACAAAGGCCGCACGATAGCTTGTGTTTTTTGACAAACTATTGTTTTTAAAGAGAAACGACCCATAACGAACATAAACAGCCAGTTCGTTACGCGGTTCGTTACCCGAGGATTTTATAGATGAGCATCGCGAACCAACAAAAGTTCGGGCTGAGAGTAACGGAACTTCGCAAGTCTCGTGGGTTGACCCAAAAGCAGCTCGCCGACCAGCTGCGCGTTTCAGTCACCTCTGTTCAGAACTACGAATCCGGGCGAATTCCCAATGGCGAAATCTTGGTGCGCCTCGCGGAACTCCTCGGCTGTTCTCCGAAATGGCTGATCGCTGGTGGAGATCCTGGTGAAGTGAACGAAGGCGGGCCATTCGTCATAACGCGAGGGGCCTTGCCAGTTCCGGAAATGATAGGGGACAGTGGCGTCGCCACTCGTGGGGATGAACCCGTGGCGTCCATATATAATGATAGCGAGGGAGAGGACTTCGATCTGGCCGAGGTGCTGGCTCAAACCCTGGACATCCTCAAATCAAAGACCGTTTACACGACGGCCATCGTAAGCAATATCAAGGCCTTTCATAAGGCCATCACCACCGAAAAGAAGATCGACGAAATGCAAGGGCAGCTGAACCAGGCCCTTTCGTCCTTCCAGGATCAGCTCGACAAGACGAACCAGCTCGTTCAGGGCCTACAGTCCGAGAACGCCCAGCTCCGGCACGACTTGGAAGAATCCCGCGCTGCATCAGCAGTTCAGGACACGGGTTAGGCTACACCACCATAGCCTCCTGATGCTGCGGGCCTGCGAGAAGATCGGAAACGTAATCGACGCACGGAAGCTTTGGGAGGAAGTAGGGAGGGAGAAAGACGGGCACGCACCAGCAAAGGCCGCCTGATGTCATACATTTTAAATAGATACACAAACGAAGGGAGTATTTTTCGCTATGGGAAATGTCATCATCCAGTCAGTTGACGATCTATTCGGATTCATGGCGTTAACTTTGACTGGAGAAGCGAGATGGGATGAGGTAGATCTTGATCGACTTCATGTGACTATCCCTGTGCGTGTTTACGGCCCTACTCGGGACGGAAGGATTGACCCTCCAGGCGCGCAGCTTATCCAGGATCTGCAACGACATGCCGTAAAGGCTTTTCGAGAAATTGGAGATACTACAACTGGCGGGAGAAGCACACAACTTCGCGTCTCTGTTCAAGAAAATTGCGATTTTTGGGACATCGATGCTACTGCACTTATCAAAGAGGCAATACTCAAAATGTCTGGAGATCAAATTACAGCTGCCATATTTTTCTTTTTAATACTTGGTGCTGGATATTTCGTTTTTAAAAAGCACCAAGATACAAAATTAGAAATTATGAAATTGCAAATTGCTTCTGATGAAAAGAAAGCGCTATACGAGCATGAAGAAAAAATGATTACAGGACTTTCTGAATTACGCGAAAAATCAGAAGAAAAAAACGGCATAGCGTTGCAAGCGTTAGAGGTTTCCAAGGAGTCGCTTGCCGTTGCGCACGAATTTGCATATAATATGATCCAAAATGCAAATTTAAGCGGAGATGATGCACAGCGACCTATTAGAAGGTTTTCAAAAACACTTCGAAAGAATGAGTCATTCTCAATCGGTGGAGAAGAAAGACTTACAAAGAGAGAGGCATTAGAGGCAATCGGAAATATTAAAAAAGATGATTCACTTTATTATACGCATGCAGATGAAACCTACGGTATTGCCGGATTAATTTTTAGCGGTGAATCTCAAGGGCTACGAGTAATTTTTGAAGGGCAAGAATCATTTGCGATTTTGGAAAGGCTTGATGCAGACATAAAAAGTAAAATTTTAGAAATAGCCGACGAAAGTATGGAAATGAAAAGCGTTCGAAACATGCCTTTGCAGATGGATATATATTTCAAATCAAGCGGAATTAAATACGGTGTAGTTATTGGGGTTGGCCCAAAGCGTCCAAAATTAAATCACTATACTTTATCCCAGATCCCTGGAGGAGTCCCAGCAGCCGACTGGATCATCCCTGGAACAAGAGCCATTTCATAATAGACGCGGGGATGTTATGTCAGCGGTTCTGACATAAGATCCCCTATTTCAAAATTCAAAACTAAGTGGCGCAAAGCTAAAAACGCCGAAATTTAAGTGGCGCGACCACCCGCACCGCCCTCAACCAAAACTCCCCACTCAGACGCCCGCCAACCCGCTCCACTCCTCAACATCCATCCCACTATATTCCTCTATTACTCGGTGTATCTCGATTCAAAACTATCTGTCGCTGCACACTGGCCCTGAGCTCCCTGGCCAC